CTTCTCCTACTTTTACTGGAACGGTGACAGTGCCAAATCTAACAATTACAGGTAATGTGGTTGTTGACTTAGGAAGTGCCGATACCGTCACGATTGATGGAGGTACTTACTAATGGGAATCCTAAGTGATCTTTTAGGGGGTTTCGCGGCTGATTTATATAACGAAATTCCTTCAGAAATTAAGGGACTGTATACTACTGATCTGCCGCAGATAGCGTCCCCTGATATGACGTTTAAGCCCTTTACGGTTGCTTCTAGCGTTGGTGGTGTAACAGGCGGTCCAGAAGGGACTACGTTTACGTTAGACCCTCAACAGGAGGTAATGCAACAGCAGTTGTTTGAAGGCGCTGGGAACTTCTATAGTCAAGCAGCAGGCCCTATGGCACAACGTGAGCAGGACATTTATCAGCGAATTAGGGCTGCACAGTCTCCTGAGGAAGAACGTCAGCGTCTAATGCTGGAAGAGCGCCTGATGAATCAGGGACGCCTTGGTGTTCAAACCAATATGTTTGGTGGTACTCCTGAAGCGTTTGCTATGGAAAAAGCACAGGCTGAAGCTAGAAACCAAGCAATGCTGGGTGCGATGCAACAGGCACAAGCAGAGCAGGCACAACAAGCGTCCTTGGGCGGTCAGTTCTTGCAACAGAGCTACGCACCACAGGCGGCACTGTTGTCTTCCTTTGCTCCTTCTCTTGATGTTGCTAGTATGGTTGATGTGGCAAGTAGACAGCAGGGTGAATACGATCTTGAAACTGCTCTGGCTAACCTCTCTGGTAGCGTAGGACAACAGGCTGCGTTGGGCGAGTTGTACGGCTCAATGTTTGGCGGTGCTGGAGGACTGCTTGGGTCAATAACTGGAACAACAGGCGGCATTGCCCAAGAAATCATAAAGAAACTTCCATTTAGCGATATTAGATTGAAAGATAACATCACTAAAGTAGGTTCTCTCGACAGCGGTATCAACCTGTACACTTGGGATTGGACTGAGGAAGGCAAGCGCCTTGCTGGTGATACTCCTACGGTTGGTGTCCTTGCTCAAGAGGTTCAGCAAGTTATGCCAGAAGCGGTTATCCGTGGCGATCACGGCTATCTGACAGTAAACTACTCAAAGCTAATTTAAGGAGCGCAAGCAATGACTATTAGAAACTATGACATTGGCGGTATGCTTGCCAGAAGCGGTCAGAGTATTGGGCAACGGATTAGCCAAGGGGTTGAAAATTTTGGTGAAGGGATCGGAGGCCTGATAACTGGTGTTGGTACAGGGGTAGTAGAAAACATCGACAGGCGAGCAAAAGAAAAGACTGCTCAAGAAGTACAGCAGTTGCTTCAGCAAAACGCTAACAACCCTGCACAGTTAAATGCTTTGGGCCAGAAGTACGCCTCAGAGGGTAACAACGACATGGCTAAGTTGTTCTTTGATGCGGCTCAGACGGCTATCGAAAAAATAGATGCTGGAAAAGCGCAAGGACTGCAAGAAGGTCTAAGCGTAATTACTCGTGCTGCTCAACGTGGCGTCCCTTACGAGCAACTAAAAACAGCTTCAAGTTTTGTTATTAGGGCGGGAGGAACACAAGCACAAGTTTTAGAGGCTTATGAAGCAGGGAAAAACTTTGGCAAAAAAGATGACCTTATAAAAGGCACACCAGGAACTGTGTTTTTTGAGAGAGGCCCAAACGGTGAGATGCGCGAAGTGGCTAGTGTTCCTTTTAAAGACAAAGACGAAGGAACCGATAGGGCTTTTAAATTAGCGCTGACAGGGAAGTACGATCCTCAGTCTATACAAGACGCTATAGACAGCGATGGTAACATTGATTATGGTAAACTGGAGGCAATCGAAGAGAAACCGGACAGGGGAAACATAAGTTCTGCAGTAGAAAAAATAAACGGTAACATATCAAAAGAGTCTACAAAAGCTGCAGTTGGTTTGTCCAGAAACAGGGCTTTACAGGGGCGTCTTATAGCGGAGCCAGACAAAAGCACAGGTATTATTAGTGATTGGAGAACTTCCGTATTAAACATTGCTGGTTTAAGAGACGCTGAAGAAGAAGATAAAACAGCTTTCTTAAGGACGAGAAACACGGATATTATTAATTCTTTGCCTCCGGGTGTAGCGTCTGATACTGATGTTAGGATTTTTTCTCAGGGTTTTCCCGCCGACAACGCAAGTTCAGAAGAAATTTTAAGTTATCTACAGGCTGAAGAAAGAATCCTCGCGGCCTCTAGTGATATGGCGCTTGTTGCTGATAGGCACTTAGCCTCACAGATAAACAACGGGCTAGACGGCACTATGGTAGGTTTTGAGGATAAAAAACAGCAATACGGTGTTGTAATGCAGAGAGCGTTAGCAGACATGGAAGAACAAAAAGCAAACGCTAAAACTGAAGCAGAAGCTATTGACATTGAACAGAGAATAATTAGACAAGTCACAGAAGTTTTAGGGTTTACTCCTAAATTCTACCGCTAAGGGTAATAACATGGCTAAAAGTGTATTTACAGGTGAAGAAATATCAGAAGACAACCCGTATGCTTCTTTAGGTGCTGGCGTAGGTTTTTCTAATCCGTATGCAATAGACGCAATGGGTCCACTACAGCGACAAGAACAGTACACAGCAGAACACCTACAGTCTTACGTAGAAAAGGTAGACTCTGACGAAGTTACTGCTGACGATATGTTTATGACTGCTCGGGCGTTTGTAGACGGCCTTTGGTTAAATAAAGGTGAAGAAATATCTAGCTATATTTCAGCCGCTGTTGTTAAACTTCTAGAGCCAGAAGCCTTTAGAGACTTAACTGTGTCTGAACTTAGGGAGCAGATTTTACAAGAGGAAGAGGCTATGTCTGCTCGCTTTGCAGAAGAAAGCCCTGTGTTGTCTATGACAGCCAACATAGCAGGTAACGTACTTTCTCCTGCCTCACTAAAAGCGGGTCAACTTCTCACACAAGCCAACAGGCTTAGGCAAGGGGCGCAAGCAGCTAAAACACAGTCTCTAATAGCTTCTACACTAGGTACAGGCGTTGCACAGTCTGCTGATGAAGGTGCTTTGCTTGCGGCTCAGTTAGGTAGACAGCAAAGCGGCGTAACGTCACAGCTTATTTCTAAAGCCCCGACTCCTGCAGCCGCTTCATTAGTAGCTGCTGGGGAAGGACTTGTGATAGGCTACGAGGGAATGACGGACGAAGAAAAAGCTAAGAACGCTGCGTGGACCGCTGGTATTTCAGCAACAGTTCCGTTTGCTTTTTCAGGAGTTAAAAAAGGATGGGACTTTTTTACTGCGTCTAAAACTGCTCAACAGCTAGGGGAAGGACGAAACTTTATTAATTTAATGTTTACTGACCACGGTCTTGCTGGCGTTTATAGGCACGTTGTTTCTAAGGCTTATGGCGGTAAGACGCTGTCTGAACAACAGGCTAGAAACATGGCAGGCAGGGCCGTAACAACAGCCTCTGCTAAAATTGATGGGGCTAAAACTGTTCAGGAAGCTGGGCGCAAAACACAGTCGGCAAAAGAGGCTATAAACAGAAACACAGCAGAATCTATAGAAGAAACAGGCCTCAAAATTGACGATCAAATTGCAGAACTAGAAGAACTAGCAAGGCAGGCTAAAGGGCAGGCTAAAATAGACTATACCACTCAAATAGCAGAACTGCAGGCGGCTAAACAAAGTGCTGGGGCTTTACGCGCTCATGCTGTAAAAGAAGCTGATGAAGCTACAAACTCGGCTAACGCCTTTTTCCGTGGTAAGGCTTTACGTGAGGCCGCACCGCCAGGAGCAACGGCTGATGAAATTAATGAACTTGGTTTGATGGACCCGCAAGCTGCTAATGCTTTTTTAGATGATTTGTGGAGGAGACACGGCTTTACCGTAGCTAACGGCAAGACTTATGAAATAAGCCCAGACGGTGTATTAAAGTTTATTGATGACATTGAAGATGATTTCTCGGACCTTGCGCTAGTGGGTGGAGAAACAGCCAATATTATTGCTAGAATTAAAACCTACGTTACAGAACAGATAGCTAAAAACGCCCCTGACGGTGTTATTTCAGGAGAAGATTTAGTACAACTCAGAAGTACCATAGGTAAAGCAATTAGCGGGTTAAGCGAGGGCGCTACTTCTACTAGACGTTTTGCGTCAGAGGTTCAAACTTACTTTGATGATTTGCTGGAAGCGGGTTTAGATGAAGACGAGTTGGCAATCTTAGCCGCTGACAAAACGGCGTGGAGTATCAGAAGTCTTGTTGATAGCGCCGTTGCAAAAGCGTCAGACGGAAAAGCAAGGATGGGTGCTTTTGATGCTTCTGATTATTTAGCGTCACTAAAAGAATACAGTAAGAGGTTTGTTGCGCGTGGTCAGGGAAGACTTCAGGACGAAGCGCAAAGTTTGGCCCAGACAACCCAAAGAAACAAAGACAACATAATTGATTTGGCTAACAGAGAAGCTAATGATGTCAGAAAGCAAGCTATTGCAGACAGAGCGCAGTTATCGGCCTCTTTACAAAGACAAAGAGATAAAATTACAGCAGAAGCAGAAGCAGAAATTGCAGCTTTAAGAAAACAACAGCAAGTTCAAAAGGCAGGAGCCGAAGGCAGGCAGGCGTTAGATATAAAAATAGCAGAAGTAAAAGAACGACTAGCTCTACAACTGGCTGATATTGATAGCAAGGTAGCTAGGGCTAAACAAGAGGTAAACGCCCTTAGAGAAATGATGCCTAGCTCTTTCAAGCCTAGTGTTTTTGAGTCGCTGTTTAATTCAGCGTTAGTTGGTCAAGCGGCTGGGTTATTTTTGCCCAGAATAAGTGAGCAAATAGGATCAACGCTTGTTACTGGTTCTATAGGCGCTAACATTCTTTCTCGTGAGGTTACACAACGTCTTCTGGCTGGACAAACAAGAGGTCAGGCGGCGTTAAGAGGTGTTGGCGAAGCAGTAGGAGAGGCCGCAAAAAAAGCTGGCGTAACCACAGCAAGGACAACAGGCGGTCAAGCAGGCGCTGTTGCACAAGCTATGGTGCCTCAGGGGGTTATGTTTTCTGAAGAAAGAAAAGAACTGCTTAGACAAATGCCTATAACTGGTAAAGCGGCTTTGTTCAGGAACTTAGAGGCCAAGGAAGGTGCTTTAGAAAGACTTAAAGCAGAAGACCCTAAATTGTTTGCAGAACTAAAGGCAGCGGCTAACGCTGGGAGGTAACATTACAATGACAGACGATAAGCACACAGTAAGCTACACATCTATTGACTATCACAGTATGTGCCAGAAGTCAAAAGACCGCATCAAGAAGATGCAGGCTGAAGGAATACCTACGTCCCATGACCCTAAAGAGAAGCCAGAGGACGTAGGCAGTAACGACAGAGGTTACTCTATCTTCTTTATGTCATAACTCGCAGTTGTTACCTGTGCAGGCCAGTTGTTGTGACCCTTCAGTCATATCGCTGGCCTCTTCAATATCCCACGATATCTCTGTAGGGAACCCCTTCTTAAGTTCTTTCAAGGTAGCCTTATCCACAGGTTCATAAGGGGCCTGCTGGTACGTGTGGTCTGAGTAGGGCAAGAAGGAAATTCCAGATACCTTGTCAAACTTGTTGTACAGCCACTGTCCTACCTCCAGGAACTCATCATCACGGTAGTAGCAGGTCATAGACGGCTTATGCTCACACCAGTAGTCCTGATATATCTCCCATAGCTCTAGCTGCTCCATAGCACCCATCTCTGAGGCTGTCACAGCGCCCTCAGGAGCCGCTATAGGGAAGCTGAATACCCGTGTACTAGGGGACATTAGATCGTCCTCCACAGGGACACCAGCGGCCTCTAGGACAGAGCAAAGTGGGTCACGAGAGTCTGCCCGAACCCGCCGAATATATTGACTGCTATACCTAGGATGGATGCCACTAGCACTATCGACCAACTGACTAACAGTGCCACTAGGCTTAACTGCAGTAATTGCTGTAGACGGATTAATACCCAGCTTTTTAGCCCACTGCTCATTAGTGACGATAGCCTCATTACGCATCTCCATTAACCATCTCTTTAGCTTGCTCTTGTCTTGACGCCCAGAGAGCAGAGGGTGATCCATGATGCCCGTCAGGGATACGCCCAGCAGTGCTTCTTCTTGCGTGTTAGTCTTCCAGATGTTACGCAGGTATCGGAAGTCTGTCAGGGTAGCTTGTAGAGTTCCAAGTATTGTCGCAACACGTACTTTCCGTTTGAGGCTTGCGAGTGTATCGTCATGCCTGACAACAACCTCTGATAAATTGCAGAATTGATAGGGTCTGAGGATGATTTCGCTACACGGATTAGTTCCAAAATCAAAGGTAGCATCTCGTCTGCCGTTTTTTTCAGCTTGCTTTTGACTTGCCACTCGGCTAAAGACACCTCGTTCACCAGATCTTGATTCATATAGACTTGTCCACTCGTTTAGGAACGCCTCAAAGTCAGGCTTCTCTGTGTAACAGGCTGAGTTGTTCGCCAGACCACGCTGAGGCTCATCTACCCACCACTGACCGTGCTTACATCGTCGCAGTCTGTCATCTGTGAGGTTGCTGAGACTGATGAGGGCTGATCTTCTGACTCCTCCGACAACGACGATTTGAGCAATTTTGCAACAGAGATCGTGACATTCAATGGAGCTAAGTTTTCTTCCAGCCGCTTCCCGAAAAAGTGCCACAGTGAATCGGAATAAGTCGAGCAGAGGTTCTGGACCGCTTGCTCTACCTCCAAAAACTTTGAGCGCGGAACCCGCAGGTCGTACTCGGCTAACGTCCCATTGAGGAACTTGACCTGAATACAACAGCGATACCAACTCCCTAAACGATTTCGCCCATCCAATCTTTGAATCTGCCACATTAATAACTGTGTCTGTGTCATGGAACTCCTCCGCAACTTCCGGTAGTTTCTGTATGTATTGACGCTCCACAGAATAGCCTACGCCTGTTCCGCATAGCAGGACGTACATCAGTTCGTCAAAGGCTTTAGGGTGGTCTATAGGTAGGTAGCTACAGTTAAACCCAGCCACATTGTCACGATCCAGCGCCTCGCCTGCTGTCATCAACGCCCTCATGCTGGGCATTACGTCTAGCTTGTGGATAGACTCATACACTTCCTTACGGTCACTCTCCGGTAGTGAGTCTCCCCAAAAGCCTACGTAACGTCCTACTGTCTCCTCCCAAGTCTCGCGCCGCTTCTCTTCTGGTAGGTAACGTGCGTATCTAGACTTGTGTATGTATTGTTGATATGCGTCCATCTATATTGTTACTCCTAGTGTCTCGTTTAGTATTGCGTGTGCGCTCATGTGTAGGAGCATAAACACACCATCAGGGTACTGTTCGTTAGAGGCTACTTCAAATACTCCACCGTCCTCGTACATCAAAACAATGGCTTTAACGTCCCTATCGTCTTTTTCGTAGTCTGCTGCTTTCAGGGCAAACGCTGCTAAAAACTCAGTAGTGGGTATGACCCCTTTGTCTTCTTTCTTTTTACCAAAGTCCCCCTCTATGACTTTCATAAGGCAATCTCCTTAATCAACCAATCCAGATAGACCCTAGCCTTCCGCAAGTCCTCTACACCGTTTTTGTACTCGTAGCGCCAGAGGTACTTCAGGCAGTTCCCCTTGAGATAGCCCTTGTACTCCTGCGGGTGCATGGACGCCTTGATTGCTTCAATGGCTTCGATGGCTCCCTTGTTGTAGTGATCGGGCTGAGTCACGGGGTTATGAGTGTCCTGAGGATGAGCCAGTTTACCTGTGGCTGTCTTGCTTACTTTGTCCCACTCTTTAGGAGTAGCGTCATCCAGAGATTTGTTGGTGTAGTCTGTCCACTCATTGCTCATAGATTTCTTCCTCCAAATCCTCTTGAAACTCGTCTAGTTTGCGTAACAACTTGTCTTCAAACCTATCCAGGATTTCTTCAGATGAAATCTGTAGTGCTTCCAGTAGATCGTCGGGGTCATAAGTTTGCAACAGACGCTCCTTAATTTCGTCTAGTGTCAGAGACATAATCAACTAACTCCTTAAGAGTATCTATATTATACCATAAAATGTTATGTTTGTCACACCATTGAGCCATAGTATTTTTGGTACTTTTGCTCACTTTTTGGTTAGGCTTCATAAGTATGAAGATAAGTTCTTGATTGCTTCCAAGGCAGTTAGCGATTGAGCGATACTTCTGGGTGTCTCCTGCTCTGAAATATCCTTTGCACTCAATGAGATACTGCTGGTCGTTCCTCTCGTACACAAAGTCTGGGGTGTACTTGCGTTCGATCTTGTACGGTACTTGGAACGGCTCGTAGCTAAAGCCGTATGGTTGTAGCTGTTTCGATACGTCATATTCAAACCCTGATCTAAATTCATTAGGATAAGACTTCTTGGACCTTCGGCTCATTGACCACCTCTGTTAAGTATCTGGGACCGCTTGAGTACAGGAATGTTCGGACTCCTGGCCAGCAAGTGTGCTTAAAAGGGCAATAAGAACAACCAACGGCTAACTTTTGATTGCCACTTTTGCCATCTGGTACGACTTCGTGACAATGCTCCGGTGCGTCTGGCTGCTCCACTAGCTTTTTTACGCGTTCTATATGCTCCTCTATGTCGTAACCAATCTTTTCGTACACAGGAGCCTGCGTGTCTTCAGAATCGTACATCAGGTAAGTTAGATGTCCGTTCTGTTTGTCCATCGCTAGCCAACCAAACGTACTTTCCCCTTCAGAATGTGCATACGCTTTAATTTGAGCAACGTATCCAAACGGATCATCAAAAGCGAGACTTCCGTCCTTGAATTTCTTAAACCCAAAAGTGGAAGTGCTTTTAACATCAGTGACAACACCATCAATTTTACAGTCCATAGAGCCAGTGATGCCTCCCACCTCACATTTCTTTTGCTCATCTGTCACCTCGTGTCCTGAGACTCTGGTTAGAAACAAGAGCATCTCTTCGATCAGATGCCCGTACATAAACTTGACATACGTGTTAGGAGTCATTTCCTCTTGTACGTCAGGGTTGTTCACCACGTTCCACAGGTAGCGATCATCACGACCAATGTTTGACATTCGCAGCCTGCGTCCGTCACGTTTCTCTGTGAACAGGTTAGACATGAGGCGCTTGCAGTTCTCGCCAAAGCGGTCTATCTCTTCGTATAGATCGACACCTTCGGGAACCTCTTTGTTAGAGACTACCTTGTAAATATCGTCTACTAGCCTGTAAATGTCATTCATTTATGTTTCTCCATTAGTTCAGACATAGATGACTGTGCTTGCTTTGGTGTGCAATTAAACCACTCGCCTTTGCGGTCAAAAGATTTCTCCAGTAAAGCATGGGCTTCTGACTCAGCAGATCGTCGGTCAGCAACAGACCAGCAGGAGAACAGAGAGTAATCTCTGAACGGTGACGATGTTTGATAGCCGTTGAGCCTATCCTCTGAGTCCACAGCCATGCCTACTTTGACCCACTCAGGGAAGTTAGGGTTGGTAATGATGTACACCTGTCCCTCACGACTCAGTTCGTACTTCGATAGACTGTCAAAGGCAGCGTCAGTAAACGTCTTGTATCTTCCTGGCTTGTACAAAGGGTGTTTTTGTGGTATGTATTTTCCGTTTACCCACATTCTTTTTAAGTTTGATTTATCGTTGTGTTTCTTGTTGCAGTTTTTGCATTGTAATCGGCCCTCTTTTTTCCAGCTTAAATTCCAGTTTTGTTCTGTGAGTTCAACACCACAAGTATTGCAAGAGTTCATAAAAATATCCTCAGTGTGTCTCCGTCCACGTTGATCCAACTTTGTACTCTCCGTCGAGCGGGCATCTGAGTTGAAAAGAAATGCCAGCCGCCTTGATGCACTCGACTGCGAGCCAGCCGAACTTCTCTGCTTGTTCTGAAGCCACCTCCGATTGTATCTCGTCATGTACGTTCCCTATAAACTTGTAGTCAATCTTGTGTTGAGTAGCATAGTCATCCAGCAGTACCAGCGCACGTTTCATAATGATAGCACCAGCGGCCTGCAGGAGCGTGTTTAATGCACTATGCTCTGATCTAACCCAGAGTTTTCGTCCGTCAATTCCTCTGAGGTAGCCCTTCCTAGACGCCTGTCCAACTCGCTCTCGTAGAGTTTCAAGAGCAGGTGTATTTCGTAGAAAGCGTGTCCTAAGCTCATTGCCATCTCGCGCAGTTCCTCCGACGATGCTTCCAATTTTGGCATCTCCTGCTCCGTAGAGGAAAGCGTAGATGAAAGTCTTTGCCTGAGGTCTTGTTGCAAGTCCTGCAGCAGTTTGATTTCTGGTGTGAATGTCGTCTCTAAGCAAGACATTTGTAAACTCCTCGTCGCCCATGTAGTGAGCAAGCATCCGTAGTTCTAGACCACTGGCATCAACACCGACCAGCTTACGATCCTCAGGCACAATCCAGCAGTTACGGCAGTCCTCTCCGTACTCAGAGTTCACTGACGGAACCTGTGCCATGTTTGGGTTTCGGTGCGTCATGCGTCCTGTAACTGCACCGTTTGTTGTGACCCTACCGTGTACTCTGCCATCGTCCTGTACGTGTTCTATCCAAGAATTGACCTGTGCGTATCGCTTTTGGAGCAAGAGGTACTCCAAGACTTGTGCCGCTTCGGGTACATGACTATTCTCTTTAAGCGTCTTCTCATCAACCATCGGTTTGCCTGTCGGAGTGAGTTCCGTCCATACTGCGCCCTTAGCTGATAACCGTTCCGCAACCTGTTGCCGTGAACCAACATTGAATACAGTGACTTTATCCTTAAGCCGCTTACCTGTTTTCTCTGAGTATCGCTCCTCAACAATCGGCGGGAAAAGCGCCTGTAGATCACTTTCAATTTCATACATACGCTCCTTAAACTTGGCGCACAGTGTGTGGCACAGTCGTTGATCCAGTAACCAGCCGTTGCGCTCCTGCTCCTGTATGATCCACTGTACCTGATGCTCCAGATCAATGCTGTCCTGAGAAAAGTCTTGTAGCTCTACCTGTAGCCTCTTGTACACAGCCTCAGTGACTTCGGTATCTCTGATGCAGTAATCAATCATCTCAGGAGTAAGCTGGCTCCAATCACTATGGTCACCTTTAGCGTAACCCAGGATGTTGCCCCAATTCCGTAGAGAGTGACCACCAGACCGACTAGGCTCTGCGAGTCTGGATAGTACTAGAGTGTCAACGACCATATCCCTATGGAAATCAAAGTTCCAAAGACGCTTAACCACAGGGACATCAAAACCAATTCCGTTATGGAATACGAATTTAGCTTCCGCTTTACGTTGAACATAATCCTTGAAGTCCTGCTCATTACAAATTACCTCCGATTCGCCGTTGTGTCGGCAGACAGCACACCAGATGACACTAGCGTCTAGTCCGTCAGTTTCTATGTCACAGAAAACTAGATTCAAAACTCTGTCTCCGGTGGCGTAGGGTTAGCGCACTCGTGGATGCGTCCTGTAAACTTATCGTATCGTAACCAACAAGCGGGGCCGGTTTCACCAGAGTAACGATTCTTCAAGACACGTACAGTCGTTGTGTTCCTGATGTCTTCGTCAGTGTGCTGCTGGTCACGTTCCATGCCTATAACCATGTCTGATAGTTGAGCAATGCTCTGGCTACCACGTAAGTCCTGTAGACTGATGCGTCCACCGTCCTCGTGAGCAGTACCAGAGCTACGCCTCAGGTGTGACACCAGGAACAGGGTGATGCCTGTCTCTGCCACCAGTGTACGTAGTTTGGTCATAATCTCGTCTATAGCTTTCCGTTCGTCCCCGTTCTCTTGAGAAGAAACCACGATTGACAAGTGGTCGAGGATGATATATCGGCAGTCGCAGGCTTTTGCCATGTGCCGTACTCTTGAAAGAAGCTCATCGGCTGACGTTGACCCCCAATGATCGAACAGGTAATAACGTCCAGACCCCATCGTCGATTCCCAATGAGGTCTAAGCTCATCAACAGGCGTGTCTTCCTCCAAGTGCAGTCGCCTAGATGATGCCACCGACATAATTCCCAAAGCTGTCGTTGCAACGTCTTCTTCCAGTGCAAGTACACCAATGTTGGAGTTTGTGCGCTGAAGCAGATCGTACTCAAGTTCTCTGATAAACTGGGATTTTCCCATACCACTACCGCTTGTGATAGTGACAAGTTCGTAGGGCCGGTGTCCTCTTGTGATTTCATTTAGTCCATCCCACGGGTACGGTATACTCTGTACCTGCCGCTTACTAACCAGCTTGTCCCATGTCTCGTTACCTGCAATGATTCCGTCAGGGCGATACACCTTGGCGTCCCAGAAAGCCTGCGTAAACTCCTGCACCCTGTTTGCCACGAGCATCTCGCTGGCATCCTTTAGGGGCAGTGTGCAAATCTTCAGCTTGTTAGGGCTAAACAGATCCTTGATCTGCTCTAGTGCTAATTCTCCTGCCTTATCCTGGTCAAAACAAATGACTACGTTATCGTAGCCTTCCAACCACTCTAGGTTCTGCTTAATCTCCTTTGATGCGCTAGATGCACCGGCCCGTAGCGACACTACATCGTACTTCTGTCCGAACATCTCGTAGACAGACATAGCATCTAGCTCGCCCTCTGTAATGGTCAAGAATTTACCAGTTCCTCTACACTGCTTCTGACCGAACAAACCCACGTTACTGTGGTCGCCTGATGCGCTAAATTGCTTGGCTTTTACTACCCGCTTCTTTGCTCCTACTACTTCACCCGTATCCTTGTCATGGTAGGGGTAGTAGTGTGACTCAATCGTACCGTCAGGGGCGTACTGCACTGTGACTTGATAACGCTTGCACGTTGCCTCAGACAGCCTCCTGTCAGGTATGGCAGACACTACGCCACCCATGTGTAGGTTACTAGGTGTAGACACTTCTATCTCCTCTCCTGTGTTTCCGTTTACGTGATAGTCGCAATCTGGGGAGAAACAATGCCGCCCCCCGTTAGAGTAGACGGCAAGGTTATCCTTACTACCACATTTGGGACACTCATCGTGGTATAAGAATTTATCGCCCATTAGAAGTCTGCTGCACCTTCGGGGGCATCAGCCTCCTCTAGCACCTTGACTGCTTCCAGATAGGTAGGAGTGCCATGCACGGGGTGTGCTGGGCCTGTCTTGTACTTCAGACGTACACGGGAGTTATACGGAACCTCCCCGCTGTACTTGTTGCCTTCAGCATCAAACAGCGCAATATCGTACTTAGACTTGAATTTGCGTTGCTTGTTACCCTCGTAGTCCTTGATCTTTACACCCAAGGATGATAGGGCTGACGCATCGTCTTCAGACATGGTGATAGTCATACTGAACGCACCAGTAGACTGCCCGTTGTACACATCGTGCTGAGTGACGTTGCTGAAGTTTACTGTTCCTTCGATAACTTGACTTGACATATGGAATAATCTCCGTTGGTTAAAAAGAGTTCCCGAGGGAACACCTATAGTATCTCACGTTCCTGGGGCTTTGTCAACCGTTTACCCCTAGACTGGTATTTTTTGTCATCTTTCTTTTTGTCCTTGTGTACACCTCCTTTGTTGTGATCGTGTTTGGCTACAGGATTCCAGCGCCTAACTTTAGTAGTCATAAGTCCTCCTGTAGTACTAATGTAGTATTACCCATTAGTTTACTTCTCTAGTTAATTCTTTAGTAATCCTTAATACTACTTAAGATGTTATCATAGTTTTCCTGTAATTGCAATACTTCATCCTGTGATATAGTACCGCTATCAGGTATTGACTCCATATTCTCTAGCTCCCAATGGGCAGCAATAGATACTGTCAAGCAGTCTGTACACAGGTCATAGTGTAGCCCGCTAGAGTCCTTTTTGAGTGTCTCTAAATCGTCGAGTATAACGTCACACGCTTTGCATCTCATCCTTCATCCTCCGGTCCAAATACGTTACCGTAAGCCTTGCACAACTCGTTGTAGCTCATCGACCTGTATTTGTTTCTGATTACATTCCTGGCCATAGCAACAACCGTAGTAAAATCAATAAAGTTAAACTCAAATTCTGACAGGTCTTGTATCATCTGCTCCTGTGACAGATCAGGCTCGTTGTGATCGTACATAATCAGTCTCCAAATATGTAATAAGTGATTATACCAAAGGCAGCAACCGTTGCCAACACTGCGAATAGTTCCATCAAAAGCTCTCCCCTAGTTGTAATTTAAGCCGTGCCAGTTGGTTTTTTACTATAACAGGTAAATCTTCCTGCTCAAACTCGTCTAAACCATGCGTCACGGTTGCGTAAGAGAGCGCCTCAGACATTGTATAGGCCCCCCTGTACATCCGCACTGCCGTAGTCACAGCGGCTAATAGTCGGTCATTCATGGCTTAGTCCCCGTGGTCTGTCGGTAGATAATCCTCGCCTGCTAAAACTTCATCGTGAATTATACTCTCAAAGTACTCCACATTCCAGCCCTCACGTAAATCCCTGTCGCCTATTGTGATCTTGTCAATCTGCACAAGGTCCACATAATCATCATTCGTAAGGGTCCAATGTATCACAACGTCGAGTGTCGCCCACTCAGCGTCTACTTGTACCTCTGTCTGATGTTCCCCGTATCGTCTGCTCATTTACTCTACTCCGTAAAAATTAGAAAGATAAAGTGCCATTGCAAAACCCCGTGGGGTCAAACTGCGAATGTACTTTGTTCGTGCTGATTTACCGCCCAGCTTAACGTGGCCAGGATTATCGTGCTGCTCTGCTGGTAACCCCGACTTCTGCGGTAGCATAAACCCGTTACCCGTCCATAAGCAAGTCTTTTTGTTGTACAAATCTTTCTCAGGTATCACATCTGGAAACTCTGGGTGTGGACCGTCAGGACAGTAGTTCGCAAAGTCACACGGGTGAAACGTAAAATCAGGCTTACGCCACAGAGTTGACAGAACGCTAACAGGGTTTTCCACTGCGTAAGGTACTCCCCACTGCTCCGCTAGTCTCGCCATGCGTACAGCCCTGTTCTGAAACTCTGGATCAGCCTGTCGCTTGCGCTCAAAGTGAGCCGCCCCAGACACCGCCAGATCGGTACAAGGGGCAAACGAAATGACAACGCTGGGCGAGCGTAGGCCGAGGTCAGACAGTTCTGAGTCAATGGCGTCTTTGGCGTCATCTCTGCTTAGGTCAATGTTAAACCGCAAGAACCCGTGTCCCTGTGTCTGCATGAGATGGTGACCGGAGTGGTCTGTGTCACTGTAGTCCACAGTCACCACGTTGAAATCACCATTACGCAACCAAGGCAGCAAAGCGTACTCGCTGTGATTGAACAGAAAAAGAACTGTCGGTTTCATGCGCTTGTGTCCTCGCTAAAGATAAGCCAAGTCACCACCACTAGGCAACCGAATCCCCATAACCATATCACATCAGTTTCCATGTTTTAGTACTCCCCGTTCCCGTAGCACAATCTTATGCAGTGCAATGTGAATTGAGCGCATTGTGGGCGAGGGGTTGCACATGCTGTTTAGTATAAACTCGCTGTCCATTCTACGCAGTACCTCAATGTATTTTTGCTTATAGTTTTTCATTTGTCAGCCCTCCATATCCACAGGGTTATTGTACGCTTTGTACTCACTCATAACACTGAGACGGACTATAACACAGTCCAGAGCAGAGTGCAACCGAATATGCTCTACCATGTAATCTCTAGCGGCCCACTCATCCGAGAATACACCTTCTTCATACCATTTTCCGTTGTTGGCGCTCCTGTAGTACAGGGCAAACGCTGGATATCCCTTGTCGAATGTGTCAGCTTTCACGTTAGTACCCTCCCGTCAGTCTGATGCTTAAGTCTTGGTCGCAGGCTTCAAAGGTCAGCCCCAACTGTACTAGTTTATAAACGCCAGCATAAAAGGCGCTGTCTGTCGCGTAGCAAATAATCATCTGTCCAATACCTCCATCTCATCAAGGTCCACAAACTCAAACTCTTTTTCCATTTCAAACTTTTCTCGCTTGGCATCCTCAAGGTACCTGAAAACCAGGATTCTTGTGTCGCCACCAATGTCATACCCTTGCAATACAAATACCGTTTCCATATCTCATGCTCCTGTTTTGTTGATTAAGTGTAACACACTTTCAAAGTAGTCTATCAATTTTTCTGGTGTATATTCACGCTGATACTGGGTGCATCTGGTCGTGCCTTTGACGTTGCCTGCAATAGACCGACGCTTGCCCTTCTCACAGTAATGAATCGTCAAATCGCGCGGAGGCAAGCCAGGAAGTTCTGCTTTGTCAATCCCACAGATGTAAAGTTTTGTGCGCTTGTGCGCTACGTGACCGAAATCATACTGATCTATCTCAATAGTAAAGCCCCCATGCTCGTCTGTTTCCCCTGCGTCTGGTAGGTGCGTACCAAATAGCCGAGAGCCTGACGGATGTTCCAGAATACCCCCGTTCTGTCTGATCTTATCAATGGAGAACAGCGCCAGACCTGCCTCGCCTTCTCTAACGTTGTGCGCCATGTGCGACAGTCTGCCCCATGACCTGCAAGGCGGGTGACACACTAACGGATCGGTGCCACTGTATGATAGAGCATCCCTGCTCGCGTCGTATGCATCCCACTGCGGGCGTTTTTTGTAGGCACTGTCAGCCCTTACGAATAACGAAACAAACATAATATTACCCCTCACAAATAAAGTTCTTGGACTTAATCAGAAACCCGTAACAATCAGCCCATTGGCGAACACCGAAGGGCCAGGAATCCTGAGGCTGCACCCAAAACAATTCATCATTGTCCGGTAGGTTAGTCGCTGGTTCAACTGGCGTACCCTTTGGCACTGTAAACGTGCAACTTGCTTGCAGTCCCCAACCGTGTTGGAACTCAATATCTTTGTTTGTTTTAAACATGGCATTGCCCTCTGTTAATTGGTTTTGGTTTAGCAGTAGACTCAGAGCGTACCCTAAGCCTACCACTAACGCAACCCCTTATTTGTCAGTTATAGAAACATTGACCCGCTTCTGTGGCTTGCTCAAGGTCACGTATAGGCTAAACAAACCTGCGTGAAACCCGTGGTAGCAATTACCACGCTTGTATGACACCGGACGTTTCCAATTTACCCGCTTGCGTAAAATAAACGAACGGCCCAGGATTTTCTTGTGATTAATGTTTTCCATGTTTTACTCTCCTTTTACTAGGTCATAAAAGAACGCCTGCGGGCGCTCGTCTGCTATTACACCGTCCAACCACTTGTTAATGTGGCGCGTGGTGGTTTGGCTGTGTTTCGTGCTTGTGCGTACAAAGCCCTCGCCAAAGTTGTTTGCCGCGACAGGCGTATCATATGAAAACAATACGCAGGCGCTATCCGTCCACAACTCTGTCATGTTTGATCCAATTTTTTTCAGTTTCATGGTTTACCCCTTGTTGATGGTGATTGAGTGTGCTTGTACATTGTAAACAACTGACGCGCAACCGTCAAACACCTGTGCAATTTTCTTCGACTCAAGGTCAATGACCCCGCCTTTGCTCGGTGTCACCTTGCGCTTGCCCTCGGCATTACGTGAGAGGGTCACATAACCCTCGTGAAACTCCACGTTATACCGTGTACCACCAGCCCAGCCCAGAGACTCAAGCCCCTGAAGCCAAACGCGAGCGCCTTTTTTAGTCGGCGCTACAACTGTGCTGCCTATTTGCTTGCACATAGTTTTTGCTCCTGTCTTGCGTTGGTTTAAGCGTGGACACCTTACGCGATGCCCACTGTTAAATCAACCCTTGACCTTGTACACGTATTTGACTTTGCGTTTTCCTGCAGTGTCGGCTGTCCAATCTATAAGACGACCGTCACGTATGCAAATCGCATGACCGCTGACGATTACATAAAACGAGCCTTTGGGGTTTGCTTTGCAGAATTGATTTAGGGTTGGTAATGCTCTGCCCTCCATCGAATCGACAAATTCGCCCTTGATGCTTTCATAATCCTCGCCCGTGATGATCTCAATACCGCGTGAAATGTGCATCACGTTCCCGCCTCTGCGAAACTCTCTCCCCGCCTTTGCCATTGTCCTTTGTGCTTTACCGTAGGACAAATCAAAGCAGGCAGCCAAAGCCTTTACCGTACAATCTGCTCCCGTGCGTCTGCCTCTGGCGTTTGTATATGTCTCGCCGTAGCGTTCGCTCTGGATCTGTAAATCGCTAAATTCTTGCATGGTTGTTTCCTTCAGTGGTGACAACATTACAAAGCACCGTATGCTCTCTAATGTTGCCACCGTTGCTACTCGCGTTTAGTGTGACTTGCGTCAACGGCTCCGGATTGTCTGCCCATTGCCTACACCTGTTTGCTTTCGCGTGGTGGCGTCTGTCGCTGTCTGTGTCGGTCTGTCTCGCTTCGTTTCCGTCTTTGGATACCCTCGGACGGTACGCTCACGGCGTGACTCGCTTCACTAGCGCCCGCCTTTTATAACCCTCTAGCGGTTGAGGTCGGTCTTCCGGTACTCGCGTTGATCCTGTTCGGGGTATCCCGAGAGGCGCTTTCCCTGCCACTTGTTAACCACTATACAGCAATCTCAGCTGCCGTACAGTGTATTATTACCATTTTATTTCACCTGTTTTTCTTGACTCTTCCCCGTGTTGTATGCTTGCGGTTAGCCTGAGGGTCCTACACTGGCTCACACACCTTGTCAACGTGAATTTTACACTTGACTCCGTGTGTCATTCCGTGGTAGGCCTTGGGCGCCTGGATCTACCACATGATGCAACCCGTGTCAACCCCTGTAGCCTGTGAATATTACCCGTGTTTCTTCTTGCGCTTCGGGGTGGCCTGTGTTAGACATGGGGGGAGGGTGATTGCTACATTATAATTATTGTTGTACCCACCCAAGTTTACTAAAGGGTAATTTTAGCTAAAACTATGCAAAAATAACATAAGTTATTCTCTAGCTAACCACTTGTTTTACCTTGTGTTTTATCCGGGGGCGGGACTACAGTCTAAATTAGTACAAAAAAGACTTGACTTTTGAGTAAAAGTATGGTACAATAATAGGCAGATACTGAGATGAAAAGTAGTACAGCAGATGTAGGGCTAAGTTAATTACTTAACCGTTCGTATAGATCCCCTCTTCTGTTGCATCTTAGGCAGGGGACTCATGCGAACTCAGGTTAAACACAAGGAAAAGGATAATGTCACAGGATGACACCCTAGCACAACAGGCTGCTGAACGTAAAGAAGTTAATTTACGTAAGCGAAAGAGAGGCAGACCTAAGAAGTCTGAAGTAAAAGCTAAGACCTCAGGTTCTAGAGGCAAAGTAGGCAGGCCAAAGGGCGATGCTTCTATAATTAACGAGTACAAGGCTAGGATGTTAGCTAGTCCTAAGTCAGAACTAGTGTTACAGACTATCTTTGACGCTGCAACTAACGATGACCACAAGAATCAGGCAGCAGCATGGAAGCTAATAATGGATCGTATACTACCTGTTGGTGCTTTTGAGAAGGATGTAATCAAAGATGCGGGACGAAGTGCAATACAGATTAACATCACTGGGGTCGGAGGTACAACTATTGCTGATGGCTTTGAATCGGGAGAGGAAATTGAAGGAGAGGCAGTGGATGTCACAGAATAAACTAGACGATGTATTAGATGAAACCCTAGAATACGTAATCAGGGTAGGAGATGCCACTAGTCAGCTACTAAACGTGGCTGTACTCTTTGGTGACAACGCTAACGAGTCTGTATCAGGACGCAGCCACAGGCTAAAAGACAAGTCTAAGGCTTGGAAGTGGCTCAATGCCGCTGTTGACTACGTTTTTGACGAGAATCACTGTGAGAGAGCCTACGTAAATGACGTAGCCCGTGCTAAGAAGACGGTTGAAGAAGCTAATCAGTGAAATACTTTACCTACAAAGAGTTTAACTGTCAAGAAACAGGCGAAAACCACATGGAACCTGAGTTCTTGAGCAAACTTGACTCACTCAGGGAGTACTGTGGTTTTCCTTTTGTTATCACTAGCGGCTACAGAAGCCCTAGCCACCCGTTAGAGGCTATAAAAGAGATACCGGGGACTCACGCGCAAGGCATAGCGGCAGACATAAAGATAACTAACTCTGCCCATCGGTATTCGCTAATAAAAGCAGCCTTAGAACACGGCTTTACTGGCATAGGGGTCGCTGGTGACTTTATTCACGTAGATACACGGGGGTCTGTTCCTGTTATATGGACGTACTGATGTTATGATTACTATCGTAGGGGCAGATTGGTGTCCCGCCTGTAAAAAAGCAAAGAAGTCGGCCCAAGAAAGCGGATTGGAGTACAATTATGTACACATTCCTCCGGGGCAACCAGGATGGGACATGGTAGAAGCCTTGACAGGTAAACGGTCCATACCCCAGATATTTTACCACTTTGGTGGTTTACAAGAGTTCAACAACGCTGTAGAATCCACTATGAATGTTTCGGAGATCAACTAAATGTTAAGTAAACCTAATACTTTAGCCCTCGCTGTAGCATCTGCAACTCTGGCCTCTTCTGTGGCTTTAGCAGACCAGACAGTATCCCCTACGGGCCAAGTTCTCTTGTACCCTTTGTATACCACTGAGAACAACGCAAATACGTATATGCACGTAACCAACAACACAGACGATCAGAAGGCGGTGAAGGTCCGGTTCATGGAGGCTCAGAACTCAGCAGTAGTTCTAGAGTTCAACGTGTACCTAGGGCCTCACGATATCTTTCCCGTTGCGCTGGCGTCTAACGATTTTGGTGGGACTTCAGTCATAACAAACGACAGCACCTGTACAGTACCACAGCTAGGGACATCTAACCCTCCTTATGACGGTACACAGGAACTTCTGGCGTCTGGGGCTGTACTCAGGTCACAGCCGTTTGTTCCGTACCTGTTTGAGAGCGAAGAGTCTGGAGACATCTCACGGACACTCATGGGTCACCTAGAAGTTATTGAGATGGGCGTGGTAGGCGATACCGTTGACGTAGCCGACTGTGACTCACTGATAGACCTGTGGACTACAGGTACTGGTGCTTGGTCCTCCGACACATCTACTAACGTAACTGGACCCACTGGTGGGCTATCAGGGTCTTCCTTGTTCATTGTTCCATCTCTGGCTTACTCCATGTCTATGCCTGTAACAGCTATCGACGGGTGGGCTAAGTCTGGGACTAACTACCACAAGAGTCCGGGCAACTTGGCTCCTGACTTAGATGACGGTGTATCCAAGGCAGTAGTAAACGGAGTAACTGTAAACTACACTAGCAAAACAAACGGGTCTGTGTTAGCCATGAGTGCGCTCCTAGCGTCACAGAGCATTAACAACGAAGTTCAGACAGAGGACGTACTCGCTGCTGAAACTGATTGGGTAGTTACGTTTCCAACTAAAAAGTACTTTACTAAGGACACTGCTTCTGCGCCGTTCACGGTAGCTTACGACAGCACTAAGGCTGACGGGGGTGCTTGTGAGCCTATGTCTCTAATCAGGCGTGATCGCGAGTCTAACGTCACTTCAGCCACCTCTCAGTTTGTTCCTGACGCGCCTAACGGTGTAGAAGACACTGTGTGTGGTGCCGTGAATGTACTCTCTTTTAACAGCAAGAGCGCCTTAATTACTAGTACCAACAAAGACATTTCTTACTCGTTTCAGGCAGGATCAGCTACTCTGAATACTAGTCAGAAGTTACCAAAGGACGATAACAACGTGGAGATTAAGGGATTACCTATTCTCGGCTTTGCTGGCACACGTATCGTCAACGGTCCAATGAGCTACGGTTACGCTGTAGAGCATAAGTCAATGACGGTGACTAGTAGCTAAGTAGTGACTGATCTTAATGTTCAGTTGTTGCCTTGGCAGCAAGAAGTCTACTCTGATTCTACACGATTCAAGGTAGTAGCTGCTGGAAGACGGACAGGGAAGTCCCGACTAGCTGCATGGATGTTAATTATTAACGCCCTACAGACAGACAAAGGGCAAGTTTTTTACGTTGCGCCCACTCAGGGTCAGGCCCGTGATATTATGTGGCAAACCCTGATGGAGCTAGGAAACCCTGTGATTGCGGGTAGTCACATTAACAACCTGCAGATCAAGCTGGTCAACGGGGCCACCATTAGTCTCAAAGGAGCCGATAGGCCAGAGACAATGCGTGGTGTTTCCTTGAAGTTTCTTGTGATGGACGAGTACGCAGACATGAAGCCTGACGTATGGGAGCAAATCCTCCGTCCAGCACTGGCTGACCAAAAGGGTTCAGCGATGTTCATAGGTACGCCTATGGGCAGGAACCACTTTTATGAACTGTACAAGTACGCAGAACTAGGGGATGACCCAACGTACAAGGGATGGCACTTTACATCGTATGACAACCCAATACTGGACTCGGAAGAAATTGACATGGCTAAAAAGTCTATGTCATCTTATGCGTTTCGTCAGGAATTTATGGCATCATTTGAGGCCAGAGGTTCCGAAATGTTTAAGGAAGATTGGGTACACTTTGGAGAAGAGCCAGAGGTAGGTGACTACTACATCGCAGTTGACCTCGCAGGTTTTGAGGAAGTCAACAAGAAACGGACGAAGAATACAAAACTAGATGAAACTGCAATCGCTGTTGTTAAGGTTAGTCCTGATGGTTGGTACGTTGATAACATTATATATGGGCGGTGGAGCCTTGACGAGACTGCCGCCAAGATATTTCAAGCCGTTAGAGATTACAGACCCATTAGCGTTGGTATTGAAAGAGGAATAGCAAAGCAGGCAGTAATGAGTCCTCTGACAGACCTAATGAAACGCCACGGTACGTTCTTTCGTGTCGAAGAGTTGACCCACGGTAACAAGAAGAAAACTGACAGGGTTATGTGGGCGCTACAGGGCCGCTTTGAGAACGGTTACATAGATTTAAGCAAGGGTGAGTGGAACAACAGATTCTTAGACCAACTGTTTCAGTTTCCAGATCCACTGACCCACGATGACTTGGTTGACGCACTGGCATACATAGATCAGTTAGCAAAGGTTGCGTACAGCTACGATTACGAAATTGACGAACACGAAATACTAGACATTGTGGCAGGGTACTAATGAACAACAAGCGTGTTTTTAGAAGATTAAATACATACGGAATTTACGCTATATCTGCCGTAGTAATTTTTACTATAGGCTACAGCATAGCTCTACTTTAAGGAAAATACTATGGCAGACGCAGAAATCTTAAGTCTAGACCCGCTGATGATGGAGGAATCTCTTGAAGATTGGGTAATGACTAAATGTGAAAACTGGAGAGACAACTATGAGTCAAACTACGAAGCAAGGTTTGAGGAATACTATAGGCTATGGAGAGGTCAATGGGACCCGGCTGACTCGGAAAGACTATCAGAGCGTTCTCGAATTATCTCTCCTGCGCTTCAGCAGGCTGTAGAGTCTAACGTAGCGGAACTAGAAGAAGCTACATTTGGTCGTGGAAAGTGGTTTGATATTGCTGACGATGTTAATGACAAAGACAACCAAGACATTCAGTATCTCCGAAAGAAGCTGACGGAAGACTTTGAGAACACCAAGGTACGTAAGGCTGTTGCTGAGTGCTTGATTAACTCTGCTGTCTTTGGTACGGGTGTAGGAGAGATTGTCCTTGAGGAGATCAAGGAGATGGCTCCAGCTACCCAGCCTGTTATGGGCGGTGAGCTAACTGCTGTAGGTGTCAACATTACTGACAGGATCGTAGTCAAACTCAAGCCTGTCTTGCCCCAGAACTTCCTGATTGACCCTGTAGCTACGTCTGTAGAAGACGCTATGGGTGTGGCTATTGACGAGTTTGTGTCAAAGCACTCTGTAGAACTCCTGCAGGAACAGGGCGTTTACAACGAAGCGTACATTGATACAGCGGCCCCTGATACAGACCTAGAGCCAGATCAAGACCTCACGCTCTACAACGATGACAAGGTTAGGCTGACCAAGTACTACGGGCTTGTGCCTCGCGCACTCCTTGAGGCTGAAGGCGTAGAAGTTGAGTCTGACTCTATGTATGTTGAGGCTGTCGTGGTTATAGCTAACGGTGGCACACTGCTCAAGGCTGAAGCTAACCCCTACATGATGCAGGATCGTCCTGTAGTAGCGTTTCCTTGGGACGTTGTTCCGGGGCGCTTCTGGGGCCGTGGTGTCTGTGAGAAGGGCTACAACAGCCAGAAGGCACTAGATACAGAACTACGCGCACGTATTGATGCCCTGAGTCTGACGATTCACCCAATGCTCGCTATCGACGCTACACGGCTTCCTAGAGGCGCTAAACCTGAAGTCCGTCCGGGCAAGATGATTTTGACTAACGGGGATCCGCGTGAAGTACTACAGCCATTTAACTTTGGGCAAGTGGGGCAAATTACTTTTGCTCAAGCTGCAAGCCTTCAGCAAATGGTACAACAGGCGACAGGTGCCGTGGACTCGGCAGGGATCGCTGGACAGGTCAATGGTGAAGCTACTGCTGCTGGGATCAGTATGTCTCTTGGTGCTATTATTAAGCGTCACAAGCGTACTCTTATAAACTTCCAGCAGTCATTCCTGCTTCCGTTTGTAACCAAGGCGGCTCACAGGTATATGCAGTTTGATCCTGAGTCTTATCCCGTAGCTGACTACAAGTTTAACGCTACGTCCACTCTGGGTATCATCGCTAGGGAATACGAGGTTACTCAGCTTGTGCAGCTTCTGCAGACCATGAAACAAGATTCCCCAATCTACCCTGTGTTGATCCAGAGCATTATAGACAACATGAACCTCAGCAACCGCGAGGAACTCATTGCGTCTATGCAGCAGGCTCAACAGCCAGATCCTCAGGCACAGCAGATGGCTCAGATGGCACAGCAGGCACAGCTTGAGTTCCAGCAGAGTCAAACTGCGGCCTTGCAAGGACAAGCGGCAGAATCTCAGGCACGAGCAGGTAAGTACGCCATTGAAACTCAGCTTGCACCTCAAGAACTTGAGATTGACAAGATTAGTGCCATCACACGTAATCTTCAGGCTGGTGACACAGATGACAAAGAGTTTGAGAAGCGTCTCAAGATTGCTGAAGTAGCCTTAAAAGAGAAAGCCTTAAACGACAAAGGAGCAACACCCAGTGTTAATGACACAAACCGAAATGAACAAACTCCTGGAGCAGATCAACAGCCTGTTCCAAACCCAATTCAGCAGGCTGGACGCGCTGGAGAGCAAACTCGTGGACCTAGAGGGCCAAATGTCGGACGAGCGCCAGAAGGAGTCATCTGATGCCAAAGGAGAAAGACCCAAGACTAGCAAGAGCAGGAGTAAGCGGGTACAACAAGCCGAAGAGGACTCCTAATCATGCAACAAAGTCTCACGTAGTTGTTGCTAAGTGTGCTGACGGCTCAGTTAAAACAATTAGGTTTGGACAACAAGGAGTTAGCGGTGCAGGTAAAAATCCTAAGACTGACAAAGAAAAAGCTAGACGTAAATCCTTTAAGGCTAGACACGCTAAGAACATAGCTAAAGGAAAGTGTTCTGCGGCTTACTGGGCGAACAAAGTTAAATGGTAGATTTATACTGTGTAGTTTGGAAAGACGCTCAAGGTGGCTCTAATGTTGGCTGGCGTGGAGTAGAGGAGCTAACTAACATTGAAGTAGCTACTGCTGTTTCTTGTGGCGCTATTTTACTCAACGACGAAGAAAAGTTAATTATTTGCCCTCACTTATTGATCGAAAACGATAAAATTGTAGAGGGTGATGCAGAGTTAGTAATCCCACAACAGTGGGTAATTTCAGTAACTAAACTAGGAGAAAGTTATGCCAATGGTCGGAAATAAAAAGTATTCATACACCGCTAAGGGCAAAGCAAAGGCTAAGGCGGCTGCAAAGCGAACAGGCAAAAAAGTAAAAAAGGCTAAAGGATACTAAGATGGCTAAACGAGGTCTATATAGTAACATTAATGCTAAACGTAAGCGTATTGCCGCTGGATCAGGTGAAACAATGCGTAAACCGGGTTCTAAGGGCGCTCCCAAGGCCTCTGCCTTTAAAAAAGCAGCAAAAACTGCCAAAAAACGAAAATAGTACTTGACAAACGCAAAAAAGTATGATATAATATACAGTGTACTTAGGTACATCTTATTAACAGAGACAACCCAAGGGGCCTCAAGTGGATCAAGAAACACAGCAGTACTATGACGCATACTTTAGTCTTTTTATTACAGACGGTTGGAAACAGTTAATGCAAGAGTTTACTAATAACGCTCTTTCTATTAACAGTATAGAAGCCGCTAAAGATGCTAATGATATGAACTTTCGTAAGGGACAACTAAACATATTAGCCCACTTACTTAATCTAGAAACTATCGTCAATACCAACTATGAGGAAGCAAACAAGGCTTCTGAAGAAGATGATTAAAGTATTTGATTTTCGTTGTACTAATGGACACACTTTTGAAGCATTTGTAGAAGCAGGTACTACATCCAGTAGGTGCGGATGCGGTGCTAATGCTACAAAGATTGTCTCAGCAACTAATCACATCCTTGACGGTGCTTCTGGGGATTTCCCCGGCAGGCACATGAAATGGGTTCGTGAACATCAGAACGCTGGGAAAAACACGAGGGAATCTCAATAGAGGCAACTCCCATTTTATTTCTCCATAACCTATTTAGGCGGGGTAAAGTTTACAATGTCAAGAGCGACACTAATTGATGAGCGTCAGGAAGAGGAACTAGAAGCAACCGATCAACTCGACACACAGGACACCGTAGAGACTCCTCAAGAAGAGGAACAACCTCAGGCTCCTGAGTTGCCCGAAAAGTACCAAGGTAAGTCTGTCGAAGACCTCGTACAGATGCACCAAGAACTTGAGAAGTTTTCAGGTAAACAGAGTACGGAAGTTGGCGAGTTACGACAGATTGTTGATAACCACATCCAGACACAACTCTCTACACAACAAGCACCTCAACAACAGCAACAACAAGACGATGAAGATGATGTTGATTTCTTTGTTGATCCCAAGTCTGCTGTTCAACGAGCAATAGACAACCACCCAAAGATCAAAGAAGCGCAAGAGTACACTACACTAGCTAAAAAACAGTCTACTCTAGCACAACTTCAACAGCAACACCCAGAAATGGAAGCTATCCTCCAGGATACTAAGTTTGCTGAGTGGATCAAAGGGTCAAAAGTCCGAACACAGTTGTTTGTTCAGGCTGACCAGCAGTACGACTACGATGCTGCCAACGAACTGTTTAGTCTCTGGAAAGAGCGTAACCAAGTAGTTGAGCAAACAGCGCAAGCTGAAAAAGCAGCCCGTAAGAGTGCAGTCAAGTCAGCAAGCACAGGCAACGCTCGCGGAACATCAGAGGGGTCACGTAAGAAAGTTTATCGTCGTGCTGACATTATTAAACTTATGCGTACCGACCCAGATCGTTATCAAAGCCTATCAGATGAATTACTGAAGGCATACTCAGAGGGTCGGGTTCGATAGCCTAAAGGAGAAATATCATGGCTAATGAAACCTCTGGCACTTATTTCACAGCTAATGCTGTAGTAGATAAGACTGCTGCTGGGACTTTTATCCCAGAAATCTGGAGCGACGAAGTAATCGCCGCGTATCAAAAGAACCTGAAAATGGCTCCCCTTGTCAAGCGTCTTACGATGTCTGGTAAGAAGGGTGACGTTATTCACGTACCTAAGCCTATTCGTGGCTCTGCATCTGCTAAGGCAGAAGCTACTGCAGTTACGATTCAGGCCAACCTTGAGACTGAACTGCAGATCACTGTAGATCGTCACTTTGAGTACTCGCGTCTGATCGAAGACATCGTAGAAGTACAGGCTCTGTCCTCTCTGCGACAGTTTTACACTGAAGACGCTGGTTACCAACTGGCTCTGAAGGTTGACACTGACCTTATCAACGCTGCTACTGGTTTCGGTAACGGAACTCGTACTCAGTCACCCGCCGCTACTGGCGCAAACTGGGTAAACAGCAACAGCTACTACTTCAATGCCGCTACTGGCTTGTCTGCGTATGCTGTTGATACTGTAGCTACTGGTGACAACTTCACTGACCTCGGATTCCGCGAAGCTATCAAGCTGATGGATGATGCTGACGTACCTATGGACAACCGTTGTTTGGTAATCCCTCCTGCGTCACGTAAGTCAATCATGGGAATTGATCGCTACGTTTCTTCCGACTTTGTTGGTGGTCGTGGTGTTGAGTCAGGACTCATCGGTAACTTGTACGGTGTTGACGTATACGTTTCTAGCAACTGTCCCATAGTTGAGACAGGTGGCGAGAACGGTGCTTCATCTCTTGATACCCGTGGTTGCTTGTTCTTCCACAAAGACGCTCTCGTAATGGCAGAGCAAATGGCTGTACGTTCGCAGACTCAGTACAAGCAAGAGTACCTCTCTACTCTGTACACTGCGGATACTCTGTACGGTATCCAGACTTACCGTCCCGAAGCAGGATTTATCCTCGCTGTCGCTGACGAGTAATCGTTCTACGGGGTCGGCAACGGCCCCTTTTTATTCCCCCCTTGTTTTTCTTGGAGTAGTTCATGGCTACCACTATAAAACTTAAAAACGGATCAGGTGCGCCTGCAGCTAGTGATTTAGTCCAAGGCGAACCAGCGATTGATCTGACTAACAGGCGTCTGTACACAGAAAACGGTAGCGGCGCTGTTATTGAAGTAGGATCAAACCCAAGTAGTCTTTCGATTAACGGTACTGCTGTCACTGCAACAGCGGCAGAAATTAATACCTTGGATGGCATTACATCCTCTACTGCAGAACTAAATATTCTTGATGGAGTAACAGCTACAGCCGCAGAGCTAAATATCTTAGACGGCGTTACTTCTACTACGGCTGAATTAAATATCCTAGACGGTGTTACATCAACAGCCACAGAGTTAAATATTCTTGACGGTGTTACATCTAGTACAGCAGAGCTAAACATCCTTGATGGAGTTACGTCTACCACCGCAGAACTTAATATTCTTGATGGCGTTACGTCTACAGCAGCAGAACTTAACATTCTAGATGGAGTTACTAGTACCGCTACAGAGTTAAACATTCTAGACGGGGTTACCTCTAGCACAGCAGAACTTAACATCCTGGATGGCGTTACAAGTACTGCTGCTGAACTAAATATACTAGACGGTGTTACTGCTACTGCTACAGAGTTAAATGTATTGGATGGTGTTACGGCCTTTGTCGATGAAGACAACATGAGCAGTAACTCCGCTACGTCTATTCCTAGTCAGCAGTCAGTTAAGGCATACGTTGATGCTCAAGTTGTTGCTGGCGGTGGCGGTATTTCAAATGTTGTAGAAGACACGACTCCTCAGCTTGGTGGAAGTTTAGATGTAAACGGCAACGCCATTGTAAGCACAAGCAATGCAAATATTGCCATTACGCCTAATGGCTCTGGTAAAGTTGTTCTTGATGGAAATGTAAGCATTGAAAGCGGCCTTATTGATTTAAAAAATGCTGGTGCTGTCTCTAAAATAAAATTTTATTGTGAGTCTAGTAACGCCCACGCGCAAACGCTTGAAGGTGCGCCTCATTCTCTTAGCGCGTCAAACACGTTAGTTTTACCGGCTGCTGGTAGTAATCTTATTTCAGACACAGCCACGCAAACGCTAACCAATAAAACGCTTACATCTCCTGACATCAACACGCCTGACATTGATGGCGGTACGATTGACGGAACTGTTATTGGTGGTTCTTCAGCAGCCGCAGGTACGTTTAGTGCTTTGGTAGCAAACTCTCTTACATATCCAACTAGCGACGGATCAAGCGGTCAAGCCCTTGTTACCAACGGCAGTGGCACATTGTCTTTTGGTGATGTGTCTGGTGGCGGTGGTATTACTTATGTCACTAAGACGGCTAACTACACTATGTCTGCGGGTGAAGGTGTTATTGCAAACACTGCTGGAGGCGCGTTTACGATTACGCTGCCTGCAAGCCCATCTACAGGCGATCAAGTTATTATTGCAGACGGTAACGCTTGGGCTACTACAAACCTAACTGTAGGGCGTAACAGTTCTACTATTGAAGGTGTAGCCGCTGACCTAGTAATGGACGTAAGCGGTATCTCTGTCACTATGGTCTATGACGGCTCAACGTGGCAGTTGTACCCACAAACAGGAACCTCTCCTAGTCTGGGCATTGATGATAATGCTACGTCTACCGCAGTTACGATTGATGGTAACGGTAACGTATTTGTTGGAACAACTGATACGACTCTATACAACAACAGCGGCTCTGGTAACGGCGGTATAGCGTTGTCAATGCCTGCGGCTGGTGCTGGAAGGATTGATGTTGCGCGTGACGGAAACAATATGACTTTAAACCGTCTAGATTCAGACGGCGAGATGCTGGAGTTTTATAGATCAGGCAATATCTGCGGAAAAATTCATGCTAG